TAGATAACTCTGATGTAAGAACAAATCTTGCATTCAATCTACGCAACTTTGGTCGTTACTATCGAGCAACTGAAGATTTTTGGAGACGTGCCCAAAGAATTGGTAAATATGAAAAGCGGGCAATTGTTCGCCTTGCTATTATTAACCAATCATTTGAACACTCAGGATTTATCCACAAAGATTCAAATGGAAGTATGTACTTTACATATCCAGGAGATGATTTACTTAACTGGGTAATGGGTAATACTTTGTTTAGGGCACTTGGTATACCTGGCGCACAACCTATGTCCGTAAACTTTGGCGGAAAAGTAAAGATGCTTACCCCGTCCCTTGACCCTCAATCAAATGCATTTACGCTCAGTGGTCCATTTATTGGTCTTTCAATGTCTATTCTTGAAAATCTTCCTGGAATTGGTAGTTTCTTAAAAAAAGCAGAACCTTTTGTAACTGGTGGCATCCCCGACCAGGAATGGTGGAGAAAAATTACTCCAATAAATATCCAACGTCTTATAGACCTTGGAATTAAAAACGATATGAAAAATGGAACGTCATATATGACTGAGCAAAAGTTTTCTGCAGCAGTTCAGGCAGCAAGACTTTTAATTTCATTGGGTCAAGGACCGCAAAATGCTAGCGAACTTGATGGTTTCGGTAATAATATATTGATTCAATCTCAAAACATTATGTTTGGTAGACTTGTTACTGGTCTTGGAGCACCTGCGTCAGTTCAAATGTTTGCAACCAAAGATGTTCCAAAAGAAATGATTGATGCTGGTTCTTTTACTTGGGATAGCGAATTTGCTAAGTTAATATCTAAGTTTGCTGGAGACCCAAATGCGTATAGCAAAGCACTTGTTGTATTTGCAAAGTTGTTTCCAAGTAAAACCGTTTATACTATACCAAAAACCAGTAGCAAAACTCAGGCTTCTTTTCAAAAAACCTTTGAGGCTGCTCAGTTTGTTAAAAATAATAAGTCTTTTATTGAACAACACAAAGAAGCAGCATCGTTTTTTATTCCCATCAATGGAACAAATGACATTGCTTCATATACTTACTTAAAATCACAGGGTTTTATCAAGAACAAACAACTTGAAGACTATCTACGTGAAGCATCAGTTGCTGGAGCACGTCAAGAATACAATCAACGTAGAGATTATTATGATGCAGAAATCCAGGCTACAAATAGCATTCAGGGAAGACGCATACTTAAAGAACAATGGTCACAGGAGCAGGACTTCTTTAAGAAGACCACACCTATGCTTGCCCAAGCACTTGAAAACAATCCTGGATATAAATCACTTAAGATAGAAGCATTAGATGACTTGCGATTTGTTGTTCAGAGTGGAATCGCTCCAAACAAAAAACTTTCTGAATTGTTTAATGCAATGATTATTCAATATGACAATATGAATAGTAAATTAGATGCAAATAAGGGAAGCGCAACTGCTGCCGAACAACGCAGAAAAGCAATTAAACAAGATACTGATGAATTGATTCGCATCACGGCGGGCGACAATCCAAATGCAATATCACTTTATTGGAATATATTTAATCCTTTGATTGGAGCATAGTGTGGCAATAGATAAAGATAAGGATGGGTTTAAAGTACCATCCACGCCTGGTGAAATTATTCCTGCCACTTTGCTTGATGCAGATGATAACGACCCAAAAGTTGGCGTTGCCAAATCTTTACCTGGTTCAAACTCTGGCAGTACTGGCGGCAACAATGCTGATTACAATGCCGATACTTCTGGCTATGTTGTTTATGATAAAGATGGAAAAGAAACTTTTTTAAACAATGCAACAGCACTTGTTAAATATTTAAAGTCTTTACCACCCGCCACAATTAAATCACTTAAACAACAATATGCTAATGCTGGAATGTATAAAGCCCCAGTAAATAGTATTGTTGGACCATCAGATTCTATTGTTAACCTTATTGGAAACGCTCTTCAATATCAAGAAGCACAGGGTGTTAAAACTACATTAAATCAATCAATAACCTCAGCAATTAAAGATTACAAAGTTACCTCTGTAGGAAATGATTCTGCTACCCCAAATGTAACAGTTACATCTCAAGCATCTGCAACTGCTAATATCAATGATGCGTTTCGCAGTATGTTTGGAGATTCTGTTCCAAAAGATGTTAATGCGGCTTATTATAAAGAACTCAATGCTCTTGAAATGTCACGGACAAGTAAGCCTAAAACCGCAAAAGGCGTTGATATATATACTGCTGGGGTATCCGACCAGGAACGTCAAGATATATTAAATAAATATCTTGCTCAATATGCTACAGTTAAAATTAATAATGCAAATACTGGTGATGCTGCAGCAGTCGCTAGTTTAAATAAAGGCACCTTTGGTGTGACTTACACAACATTGCGTAATGCTTATGCAAATAATGGCATTCCTATTAATGCTAAGTCATTAGCCCAACAAGTGACCGAATCAGCATTTAGCAAAGATAAATTAGAGTCAAATTTAAATCTAGTTAATCTTCAAGCAGCAACATATTTTCCAGCATTGGCAGATAAAATTGGTCAAGGTTATTCAGTAAAACAATTATTAACCCCTTATTTAAATACTCGTGCAAATATCCTTGAAGAAGACCCAGACACAATTGATATATCTAAACTTACAGGTGTGGCAAAAGATTCAAAGAGCCTTATGGGATTATACGACTATGAAGTTTCTTTACGTAATGACCCTAAATGGAGATTTACTAAGAATGCCCAAGACTCAATGAGTAGTGTTGCTCAAGGACTTGCTAAAACATTTGGACTGGTGGGATAATTATGGCTAAACAATACAGTCAATCGCAGTGGGCACAAATAATGAAAAGGTTGCCCGAGGAAGACCGTACGCCATACAGTACATCTCCCGATGCTGTTGATTATGTGCAGAGTGCTGGTTCTGAAATGTCTGGTGGTCTTGTAACAACCGCACCAACCCCAAATGTAACAACTACGCCAACGACTAATAGTGGCACATACCTTAATAATTATAACCCACTTACTGGAGTTATGAGTAATCAACAATTTGCACAGACTGGTGAAAGGGACGCTTCTCCTGTAACAACCAGCCCAATCTCAGGACCACAAATGGCACAAACTGGTGAAAAATTTGTACCATCTGGTAAGCCAGTAACTCCAACTCAAGTTGCAGAAACTAATCAAGGAAATGCTGAAGGTTCTGGTGCTGGCGCTGGCGCAGGCACAGGTGCAGGCACTGGCGCAGGTACTGGCGGCGGAATTGGCACAGGTGCAGGTTTAGGAGACATACCAACTTCACCTGGAGCGGGTTGGCAATGGGATGCAGCAAATAAAAAATGGATTAAACCAGCAATGCCACAAGATGGCACTACTTATACTTGGAATGATGCTCAAGGTTGGGTTAAATCACCTTTAAATACTGCTACAACTACCACAACACAAGTAGATTCAATTGCTGCTATCACTGCATTACTTTCTTCATATGGGATTGGCGACCTAGGACCTGCAATTACCGCAGCAGTTATGAAAGGTTATTCGACAGATACAATTAATTTGATTATGCAAGACCCTAATAGCAATGACCCATTAGCGGTTGCATTCCAAACACGTTTTCCTGCTAATAAAGCACGATTAGCCGCTGGCAAATCAGTGTTATCTGCATCAGAATATCTTGCAGCGGAACGCACATATACACAAGTACTTCAATCATATGGTGTGGGTAGTATGGCTAAAAGAGATACACTTAATTCCTTTATATCAAATGACATCTCTGCAGCAGAAGTTTCTGACCGAGTAAGTCTTGCAGTTAATCGTGTACAAAATGCAGATGCCGATACTAAGGCAGCATTAAAACAATTTTATCCTATGCTTAATCAATCTGATATTGTTTCAGCAATGCTTAGTCCAACAGAAGGTCTTCCAGCACTACAACGCAAAGTTCAAATTGGTGAAATAGGCGGAGCAGCGATGGCACAAAATCTTACAACTGGACTTGGTGCAACATCAACTTCATTAGGTGCTCAAGCCTTGGCTGACTTAGGAATAACTCAAGCCCAAGCCCGTCAAGGATTTTCTACAGTTGCAGAAATAACACCACGCGCTGAAGCCCTTTCTAATATTTCACCTGGAGAAGATTACGGAAGACTTCAGGCAGAACAAGAACAATTCCAAGGTTTAGCATCAGCAAAGAGAGCACGTTTAGGACTTACGGCACAAGAGCAAGCGCGATTTGGTGGTTCGGCTGGCACTGGCAGAGGTTCATTAAATAACGCACAATCAGCAGGTCAGTACTAAATAGAATCCTATGTGACCCACCAGCCCACATAGCGTATAAGACTGGTAGCAAAAGCCGTACTGTTTCCCCGAACAGCCACGTGGTTTGCGATTCAAACGAATAGAAGGGTGGGTTGCTATGAGCAACAACTACTGGGACGAAGACGAAGACGACCAAGATACCGACACTGATGTACAGATGGATGGAAGTGACTTACTTAAAAAGTTACGGAAAGCCAAACGTTCTGACGAAAAGCGTATCAAAGAACTCACTGAGCAACTTGAGGGATTTTCCAAGGCGCAGCGTGAGCGTGTAGTCAAAGACGTTCTAGACAAGAAGGGTGTCAATCCAAAGGCACAACGCTTAATCCTTAAAGACTTGGAAGACGTTAACGAAGAGTCGGTTAATACCTGGCTTGAAGATAATGGCGACCTCTTTGGATTAGTACAACCAGAGGATACACAAGAGAAAGAACTTAATCGTGCAGCCTTACGGCAACAAGATGTAGTTACTCAACTTGGTATGACCCCTGACCGAGCAGAAAACTTGTTAGACAGAATTAACTCTGCAGCCTCTGCAGAAGAACTGTCAGCACTTATCTACTCACAGCAATAAATACATAGTAATTTCCTATTCACCTTGGAGGTGAACACACAATGGCTAATGCATATACCTCGTCAACTGGCAATCTTGCTGGTACCGCTGGTGGAGCAGGTCTCGTCCAAAAGGCGTACGACCGTCTACTAGACTTCGCGTTGCGTTCAGAACCCCTAATTCGTAGCGTCGCTGATAAAAAGCCTACCAAATTAGCAAACCCTGGCTCAACCGTAATTCTACAATTATACGCAGATTTGTCTGAACAGACAACTGCATTGACAGAATCAACAGAGCGTGACTCTGTTCAGATTGCTGCTCCTACTTCAGTTACTATTACTCTTGCAGAGTACGGTAACTCAGTCCTTGTTACACGCGCTTTGGAACTATTCAGCCTTGCTGACGTAGACCCAGCGATTGCTAACATTATCGCTTTCAACCTTGCAGGTTCGATTGATACAGTTGCACAGACTGAACTTCGTGGTGGTACTAACGTCATCTATGGTGGCACACGTACTAACACAGTAACAATTGCTGCTACAGATACAATCACTTCTGCCAACATCCGTAAGGCTGTTGCTAAGTTGCGTTCAGGTCTGTCAGTACCTCGCAAGGGTTCAATGTACTGGTGTGGTATCCACCCAGAAATCTCACACGACCTTCGTGCTGAGACTGGTGCTGGTGGATGGCGTTTGCCTCACGAATACAACTCAAATGACAACATTTGGGCTGGAGAAATTGGTTCATATGAAGGAGCCTACTTCGTAGAGTCTGCTCGTATGTACAACGATACCGATGGTGCTTCAAGTGCCAAGGTATACCGCACAATTCTTGCTGGTAAAGAAGCAATGGCTGAGGCTGTTGCTGAAGAGCCACATATTGTTATCGGTCCAGTAATTGACCAGTTAATGCGTTTCCGCCCAATGGGTTGGTACGGCGTTCTTGGCTTCAAGCGTTACCGCGAAGCAGCCTTGTATCGTATTCTTAACGGTTCATCAGTCGCTTAGTTGATTGACGGTAGGGCAGGGTGGATAAAATCCCCTGCCTTACAGTAAGTTCATTAGGGAGAACAATGGCTACATATACACTTGTAACACCTACCTTAGAACAAGGTCCTATTGGTAGGCACCGACTGTTTACACACTTTAAACAACGGACTAAAAGTTACACTATTATCCTTAATAGTGGTACTTATTCTCTTATACAATATCCCACTCAAGAAGAACTAGAATCTTATACTGCTTATTATATGGGTGGTTGTAATCACACTGGCATTACTGAGGCAATTAGAACTGCAATGATTGCGTCTACTGTTGTAGATGCTACGAATTTTACGGTGGAATAATGGCGCTACATAGGGAACGAACACATCCTGAATATGTAGAGGGTTGCTTTGGTTGCAAGATTTCAATGCTGCAACTATCAACAGGTGATGCTAGAGGCGATGTAATTGCCAGTGGTACCACTCAGAAAAAATGGAACAATGAACTTCAGGCATACCGTGATGCTAGAAAAGAAGGTATCCAACCTGGTGGCACTTCTATGAAACATATACAAGATGCAAAGACTGCTTCTGACAATATGGGTAGTGCGTACAATGCTAATGATATGATGAAGGCAAGTAAGATAGATAAAAAAGCAGCAAACACATTCAGACAACTAAAGGAAGCAGGAGCATAATGCCAAAAGTAGGAAAGATGACATTCCCGTACACAGCAGCAGGCAAAAAGGCAGCAAAGAAACAAGCCTATAAGACTGGTGAAAAAATGGAAACAAAATCTATGAAAGCAAAAGAAGTGAAAATGGGTATGAAGAAGATGGGCAAGAAGAAGTAATGGTATTAGCATACTCTGGAGGTAGCGCACCGCGCACCAAAGCATTAGACCATTCTAAAGTTGCACCTAGTCATAAACCATCTTTAAAGCCATCATCCGCACCTGCTATGCCTACAAAACGTCCTATGGTTGGCAATGATGCAGCATTTAATAAAAAGTATGGTTCTAAATCTTGGAATAATGGATACACAAATTAATGAAAAAACATCCTGGTTTTAAGGCTGTTGCAGCAGGTATTGCTAAAAAACAAGGTATCTCTAAAGAAGGCGCTTCTGCAATTTTAGCAGCAAGCACTCGTAATGCAAGCAAGGCTGCTAAGAAAAAAAATCCTAATCTAAAAAAGGTAAAATAATGACCGCAGCCTGGACTCGTAAAGAAGGTAAAAACCCTGCTGGCGGACTCAATGCCAAAGGCAGGGCATCTTACAAGGGTGGCACTCTTAGAGCGCCTGTAAAGGCTGGAGATAACCCTAGAAGGGCATCCTTCCTAGCCCGTATGGGTGGAATGCCAGGACCTGAGCGCAAGCCTGACGGTTCGCCAACAAGATTACTTCTATCTCTACAAGCGTGGGGTGCTAGTTCAAAGGCTGATGCTAAGGCTAAAGCCGCAGCAATATCTAAAAGAAACAAGGCTAAGAAGTAAAGTCTGGGGGGACAAATGGGTAAACAGAAGAAAGAAACCTTAGCAGTTGCTTGGTGCGACAATGGTATGGTCGATGGCAAGTTTATGGAAGGCGTAGTAGATACGCTGATAAACTCTGGTGTTGAATTCTGTGGCTCACTTAGAGCACACGGTAATCAGATAGCACAACAGCGAGAGATGCTAGTCAATCGTTGGTATGATAATAACAAGTCTGACTGGTTGCTCTGGTTAGATTCAGATATAATGATTACTCCAGAGAAGTTCCTTAAACTTTGGAAGCGCAGAGATGCTGTAGATGTACCGCTACTAACTGGTGTGTACTTTACAAGTAATGAACCTGAACAACCATTGATGAAGCCATTGGCTACAGTATATGAGTTTGCTGAGGCAGAGTTTGGTATAGGGATTAGACGATTAGACCCACTACCTAAAGATGCTTTTATAAAAGTAAGTGCGGCAGGAATGGGCTTTTGCCTAATGCACCGCAGCGTAATAACAAGAATTAAGAAAGCACTACCTGGAGTTCCATTCTTTACAGAGGTAGGTGCTAACAAGCAGTTCACTGGTGAGGACATCTACTTCTTTGCAGTAGTTAACAAAGCAGAGATTCCACTATGGTGTGATACAGGTGCAACTGTGGGACATATGAAACGATTTAATATGGACGAGAACTATTATGATGCTTTTAGCAGAGGTAAAGGTTATGCCAACTGAGTATCCTAATTGGTTTGAGATGACTGCAAAGGAAAACTTTGAGTCACAATTACTACCGCTTGCTGGTAAATTTAATTTAAGATTCCTACAGATAGGTGCCTTTACTGGCGATGCTACTGTATGGCTAGTAGATAATGTACTAACTCAGGGCAACTCTGTTCTAGAAGATGTAGATATTTGGACTGGCTCAGATGAGCAAGAACATAAGGATATGGACTGGGAAGATGTTGAACGAGTCTATGACTCGCGGATTGCTTTTAGACCTAATGTAATTAAATACAAGATGACAAGTACAGAGTATTTAAAATCATTAGAAGAACCTACCTTTGACTTTATCTACATAGATGGAGACCACACCGCAGAAGGTGTGCTAAGGGATGCAGTGCTTGCTTGGAGATTACTTAAACCAGGTGGGATTATTGCATTTGATGATTATCTATGGGAAGACCCTAGAGGGATTGCTTATCAACCTAAATGGTCTATAGATACTTTTGTTGCAATAGTTAAAGATGATTCAGAAATTTTAATATCAAACTCTCAAGTATGGTTAAAGAAGAAGGAGTAACAAATGGCAGGAACAGCGGGTAGTAGTTTAACTGCAGAACTTAATCGTCTTGCTAGTACAACTGGTAAGGCTGCGCAAGGCGCTGCCAATGTTTACGCTGGCACATCTGGCTTAGGAGTTGTTGCAGCCCTTAACGTTAAGGCTAGCGGTGTACGTCAACCTTCTGCATACAAAGGACTCAACGCTATTTGCAATGAACTTGCTGGTACTACTGGTAAATCTGCGGCTGATGCATTAAGGACTATATAGTGACTACTCTTTCCAATATGATTGATGAAGTGTCAATGAACCTTTCAGGTTACACACTTCAGCAAGACCGTGCCACTTATATTACTGCTGCGGTAACTACTACTACCTCACCTAGTTCTGCACCTACTATTCTAACTCTTGCTTCTGCCGATAACTTAGGTAAGGGTGTTGTTGAAATTGATGAAGAATTACTTTGGATTGATAACTTTGACCGAGTTGGCAATACTGCAACTATTGCTCCTTATGGTCGTGGCTATCTAGGTACTACTGCTGCTACTCACGCTGCCGATGCTAAGGTAACTATCTCTCCAACATTCCCGCGCTTTGCAATCAAGCGAGCAATCAACGATACCATTACCGCAATTGGTTCATCTATCTTTGCAGCCGATACAACTACAATTACATCTAATGCTGCAGTTGCAGCCTTTAGATTACCTTCTGGCACTTCTACCACATTAAACATTCGTTCTATTCTTGCTGTTGCATATCAAGCATTAGGTGCAAGTAAAGAATGGATACCTATTCGTACTTTCCGTTTTGATGGTAATGCTAATACAACTGCATTTACTAGCGGTCAGACTATATCTATCTATGACAATATTCCTTCTGGTCGTACTATCCAAATTGCGTATTCTACTTATCCAGTTGCGTTTGCTGATTTAGCAACAACTGCATTAACAAATGCTCAAGTTTTTGCAACAGTGACTAAACTACCAGATTCTTGCAAAGACCTAGTAATTCTTGGCGCTACCTATCGTTTGCTATCTAACTTAGACCCAGCACGTGCTTCTATGATTAGCCCACAAGCAGACGAAGTAGATGCTAAGCGTCCATACGGTTCATCTCAATCAATTACTAAACAAATCTATGCACTCTTTAATCAACGCCTCAATGAAGAAATAAAGAAACAGCAAGACAAATATCCTATCCGTGTCCACTACTCCCTTTGATAGGCAGATAAATGACAACTAGAAAATACTCATCCCGCGCACAACAGACTACACTAGCCAGTGGTATCACCTCTGGTGATGTAACAATGACAGTAGTGTCGGGTTCAAACCTAATGGGTGGTAAGACACCTGCAGTAGGTGAAACCTATACAGTTGTCATTGACCCAGATACCTCTACTGAAGAGATAGTTGATGTCAGTAACTACGCAAGTGGTAACACACTCACTATCACTAGAGCCATTGATGGCTCAACTGGAGTAGCCCACTCTGCTGGTGCCATTGTCCGACATATGGTTATTGGTCGTGACTTAAGTGAAACTAATACACACATTGAAGCAACTACTGGACACGGTGCAACTGGTGCTGTAGTCGGTACAACTAACACACAAACTTTAACTAACAAGACTTTAACTAGCCCTACCCTTACTACTCCAGCATTAGGCACACCTGCCTCTGGTGTACTCACAAACGCCACGGGATTGCCTCTAACGACTGGAGTTACAGGTACCCTACCTGTTGCTAACGGCGGTACTGGTATCACCTCTCTAGGCACAGGAGTGGCTACCTTCCTAGGTACACCATCTAGTGCCAACCTTGCTGCAGCCTTAACTGATGAGACTGGTACAGGAGCAAATGTATTTGCTACTAGCCCTACTTTAGTTACTCCAGTTTTAGGAACTCCAACTTCTGCAACATTAACTAATGCTACAGGACTTCCAATATCAACTGGTGTATCTGGTCTTGGCACTGGTGTTGCCACGTTCCTTGCTACTCCTTCTAGTGCCAACTTAGCATCTGCTCTTACAGATGAAACAGGGTCTGGCGCAAATGTATTTGGTACAAGTCCTACAATTACTTCAGCAACTCTTACAACCCCTGCTATTGGTTCTGCTGGTGGAACATTTGCTGGTTCAACTTCTGGTACAACAACCTTTAAAGCATCTGCTGTTGCTTCTGGAACTATTACCTTACCAGCCGTAACTGGAACTGTAGTTACTACTGGTGATACTGGTTCAGTAACTGGCACAATGATTGCCAGCGATACAATTGTTAATGCTGATATAAATTCGGCAGCCGCTATTGCTTACAGTAAGTTAAACCTTAGCGGAACTATTACTTCTGCCGATTTAGTAGATGGCACTATTGTTAATGCTGATATCAACGCATCTGCTGCAATTGACTGGACTAAACTTGGTATATCTTCTACAGTATCATCTACTGAAATTGGATATGTTGATGGAGTAACATCAGCAATTCAAACACAATTAGACGCTAAACTACCTAAAACTGGTGGCACTATGTCTGGTGCTATTGCTATGGGTACTAGCAAAATTACTGGTATGGGCGACCCTACTCTTGCACAAGATGCTGCAACTAAAGCATATGTAGATTTACAACGAGATAATCTTATTAACTCTGCTCCTGGTATTTACGATACTTTAGGTGAGATTGCCACAGCAATCCAATCTGGTGGAACATTCTATGATTCGTTAGTACTTAAATCTGGTGCAACTATGACAGGTGCTTTAACCTTGTCAGGTGCTCCGACTGTTGACCTACACGCTGCTACTAAACTATATGTAGATGGTGTTGCTGGTTCCGCTACTGCTGCTGCAGCAAGTGCAACGGCTGCTGCTGCTTCATATGATTCATTTGATGATAGATACTTAGGTTCTAAGTCATCTGCTCCAACACTAGACAATGACGGTAACTCTTTACTTACTGGTGCATTGTATTGGGATTCTGTCGGCAACACTATGAAAGTATGGAGTGGTTCTGCTTGGGGTTCTATATCTTCATCTGCCGCCATCTATCGCTATAAGTTTATAGCAGCAGGTGGAGAAACATCTCTATCTGGTGCTGATGCATCTTCTCAAACCCTTGCATATATCGCTGGATATGAGCAAGTATACCTTAACGGTGTACTCCTAGTTCGTACTACAGACTACACAGCAACTAACGGCACAAGCATTACAGCACTCTCAGCCCTTGTTTTAAATGACATAGTAGAGATTATTACCTTTACCGCACTTAGCGTAGTAACCGATATACCTCAATCTATAGTAGATGCTAAGGGTGATTTAATTGTAGGAACTGCTGCTGACACAGTAGGCAGACTTGCTGTTGGAACTAACGGACAAGTATTAACTGCAGACTCAACTGCTGGTACTGGTCTTGCTTACACCACACCTATAAGTGCTTCTTCAACAACTACCTTTACTAACAAGACTGTAAGCCTTACTAGCAATACAGTTTCAGGAACTCTTGCTGAATTTAATACGGCACTATCTGGAGATGACTTTGTATCTCTTACTGGTAGCGAAACATTAACTAACAAAACTCTAACCGCACCTAAAGTTAACCTAGCCTTTAATGCACAAGCAAGTGCTTATACATTAGTAGCGGCTGACTCAGGCAAACTGGTGTCAATGTCATCTACTTCGGCAGTTGCCTTAACATTACCGCCGTCTGTCTTTGCAGCAGGTGAGCAAATAAATGTTATTGCTACAGGCGCAACCGCAGCAATGATTACAATAACTCAAGGCTCAGGTGTAACAATTCTTTCAACAGGTGCTACTGCTTCTGCTCCTAAACTTAGAGTTCAATACTCAGCAGCAACTATCATCTGTCAAACAGGTGGTGCTACTCCTACATTCTATGTGGTTGGTGATTTAGCGTAATGACACCAATTCTAGGAATAATGGCAAGTCAGATTTCGGGGCATTTAACACCTGCCACAAACTACGAGTCTATTGCTACAACTACTTTGAGTAGCGGTTCTGGCACAATTACCTTTAGTTCGGTACCTGCCACATTCCAACATTTGCAGATACGAGGCATATATTTAGGTTCTGGAGAACCTTACATTAGATTTAATTCTGATACAGGAAGCAATTACTCTTATCATATTCTAAGGGGCGATGGTTCTACTGTATATGCGCAAGGAGTTGCAAATTGGACATATATGCCTTTTGGTTATTACGATACTGCCGTTACTAGCGTTCCTGCAAATTTTGTCATTGATATCTTAGATTACGCAAATACAAATAAATATAAAACTAATAGAAGTTTAAGTGGACTAGATACAAATGGCGCACAGTACGCAGATATAAGATTTAATTCAGGAAACTGGCGTAATACGGCTGCTGTATCAACAATTACAATTTCTGGAATGACATTTGGTACCTACTCATCCTTCGCACTTTACGGAGTAAAATAATGGCTGCTGGCGCAACTTATGTATCCATAGCATCGCAAACACTTTCAAGTGCTGCATCGTCTGTGACCTTCTCTAGCATTAGCGGGGCTTATACAGATTTAATTTTAGTATTTGAAGGTGCAGCAAGCGCATCCGCTGCTAATGGATTTCAAATAAAAATAAATGGTGCAAGTGGAAGCCTACAGTCTTATACAAGATTACAAGGCAATGGAACAACTGCAAGTTCGTCAGCAGTTACTAACGGCGACCCTGCCTGCGGAGTAATTGGTAATACAAATCGCTCAAATATAATTGTTCATATTATGAATTATTCAAATGCAACCACCTATAAGACTATGATTTCAAGATATAATTCATTAGATTCTAGCGATGGCAGAACTGGTGCTTATGTGAATCTTACGAGGGCAACAACAGCGGTTACTTCCTTGTTGATTGATTTGACTGCAAATAATTTTATTAGCGGCTCAACCTTCTCACTCTACGGAATTGCGGCGGCGTAACTATGGCAACGGCAAATACATTCGTTCAAATTGGTTCAACTGTAACGGTTGGCTCAGGCGGTGCGGCAACTATTGATTTTAATTCAATCCCTGCAACTTATACCGATTTAACTATTTTAATTTCTTCTCGGTGTGACCAAACAGGCGTTGCCCCAGTTTTAGGCAAAATTAATTTTAATGGTTCAAGCACAACTTATACTTATATGCGAGTTTATGGTGATGGTTCAAGCACTGCGTCATCTAGTGGCTCCGCAGCATATTTTGACAATGTAACGGGAAGCACAGCAACTGCAAGTACTTTTGGTAACGATGCAATTTATATTCCAAATTACGCTGGGTCAAATTACAAATCTTATTCTGTGGATACTGTTTTAGAAAATAATGGTTCAACCGCGCACACCGCTTTTTATTGTGGTTTATGGTCAAATACTGCTGCCATTACTTCAATCAGTTTATACCCAGGCACTGGTAATTATGTGCAATATACAACTGCATCACTTTACGGAATACTCAAATACTAAGGAGATATAATGGTAAATAAAATAATCGTGGACTGCTCTACTGGTATTGCTACCGAGGTGGAATTAACAGCCGAGGAAGTAGCACAACGCGAGGTAGATGCAGCCGCATACGCAATTGAACAAGCAGAACGAGAAGCAGCAGAGGCGGCTAAGGCAGATGCAAAACTCTCAGCACAAGCAAAACTTGCAGCACTCGGACTTTCAGCAGAAGAAATCGCAGCACTTAACTAAGCAAAGGATAACAAATGACTAAGGCAAGAGATTTAGCCAACAGCGCAGCAGCCTTCTCGGCTGTATCTGCAACAGAGTTGGGATATGTAGACGGTGTTACCTCTGCTATACAGACACAGTTAGATGCTAAGGCAGCATCATCTACTGCAGTTACCCTTACTGGTACTCAGACGCTGACTAACAAGACACTAACCAATCCAGTAATTGCTTCGGTTGTTAACAATACATTAACTAGTACTACTGGCGATATGATTTATGCTAGTGCTGCTAATACTCCTGCTCGACTTGGTATTGGCTCATCTGCTCAGGTTCTTACTGTTGCAGGCGGTGTGCCATCGTGGGCAACGCCCGCGGGCGGCGGTGGAATGACCCAAATCCTTGCGCCAACTTCAATCGTGTCATCTCCAACGCAAAATACTTTTACAACTTCGTCAATTTCTGGTTCATATAATCAACTTGTAATTTATATTAAAGATTTTAAAGCAGATAATTATTTTGGTTTAAGCATTCGATTTAATTCAGACGCAACAGCAGATGCTTATCAATCAGCATCGCTTTATGCGAGCAATAGCGTTGCCGCTTATGGTGAATCTTATCGTGGCACTTATGGAATGATTTTTAATAATCTGTATGGAAACACCGATGATAATTTTGCAATGATTACAATTCCAAATTATGCCAACACCACTACAAGAAAAGTGGCTTATGGAAACGCCGCTTATGTTGCAGATGATACAAATTTTGCTAATCAAATTGGTGCGGTCAGTTGGAAAAATACCGCCGCAATCAGCACAATAACGCTTTACACCGTAGACAGCGGTTACTCATCGGGCAAATGGACTGGTGGCACAATTGAGATATATGGAGTGAATTAAAATGACAAAACAATATATTAACGGCATAAATGTTGAAACTGGCGAAACTTACTCGCGAGAATATACAGAAGCCGAGTACGCAGATTTTCAAGCAATTCAAGCATCCTGCGAAGTTAATGCACAAAAGAAAGCCGACAAACTAGCCGCTAAGCAATCAGCACAGGCAAAACTTGCCGCGCTAGGATTAACAGATGATGAAGTTAAAGCAATCATCGGAGCCTGAGCAAGACAGTACAGATATTGACTGGGCTGAACAAAATAAAATGCTTAGAGAATTAAGATGGAAGCAACGAGGAGAGCCAGTCAAGACTGTCTGGTGGTCTATTTAATTAAGGAGCAGATGTGACTGGTCGTGATATTACCGAAGGTAGAGGGTCTACAACTGCTGGTGTTGGTCGTGCTATTGCTGTCGACCTTGGTATTGTTTCTTCTACTTCTGTTTGGCAAAACACTAACGAGTCATATGATGTAGCAGTAGGTGGACTTCCCTTCTTCTATGCTATCAGTGATGCCCGTCCTTACATTAGACAGACCGCCCCATTCCGTAAGGAACAATCAGACATTGGCGCAGAACCTGGTGAGCAATCACTTACTGGATGGTGGCTTAGAAGCCAGTCTTCTTTTCATACTGGTACAGGTATAAAATTCTATGACCCATCCGCAGGTGAAACAGTTAGTCATCGCTTTGCTGACTCAGACAATGTAGATGTTTGGACTAAGGGACAGGTAACTCTACTCAAAGAGACTGCTGCTTTAACTGGTGTTACTACTGGTGTTTATAAACTTATCTCCGTAGTAGATGGTTCAACCGATAAAATTGTTGCTTGGACTCCAGCAAATACAACTATTAAAAACTACACTGCTAGTGGTACTGCTGTTACTTACTCACACGTAGTTACTGCTGGCTTAGATACTGCCACACTTGCTATTGCAACTGATGGCGCACACTTATTCGTTGCTGACAACGACCATATTTATTCAGGTGAGATTGCAGTACCTGCTTCTGGTTACTCAGAGTATTACAATACTGGCAGTGAAAAAATAGTACTAGGCTGGGTTAAACAACGTCTTGTTGCAGGTATTGGTGCATCTATTTATGAGTTAACTAATGCTAAGGGTTCTTCTCACGCTTTACCGACTGCTACATACACACACCCTAATGCTGACTGGACTTGGTCATCTATCTCAGAGGGTGGCTCTGCCATCTATGCTTCTGGTTATCTTGGTGGTAACTCTGCCATCTATAAGTTTGTTCTATCTACTGCTGGTGTAATGCCTACCCTGACATCAGGAATTGTTGCAGCACAACTACCAATTGGTGAGATAGTTTACAAAATTGAATCATACCTTGGCTATCTAATGATAGGTACCAATAAAGGTATGCGTGTGGCTAGTATCTCAGATACAACTGGTGACTTGTCTTATGGTCCATTGATATTTGAAGATACTAATGGTGTCCGTGACTTTGCTTTCCGTGATAGATTTGTATGGGCTGCAGGTACAATTGGTGGATATGCTGGTCTATATCGTGTTGACTTAGGTTCTGAAATTGAAACCTTGCGCTTTGCTTATGCTAAAGATGCCTACCTAGATGGTGCTACTGGCTACGCAACTAGCGTAGACTTTGTAGGTAATAGCAATCAAATAGCATTTACTACATCAGGTAGCAATGGCATAGCCATTCAATCAGCCACAGTTTTAGCAGCAACTGGTTCTATAACTACAGGTAAGATTAGATTCTCCACCTTAGAACCTAAGAACTTTAAACGGTTGATAGCCAGAGGTTCATTCCAAGTAGGTAACTTTACGTTATCATCTATTGCAACTAACACAGATGGTAGTGATACTACCTACGACCATATTGATTACAACTCTGGAGTTCCTGCAGTTGAAGTTACCACCTCTAGTCCAGAGACAGCACAAGAATTCCTAGCATATAAGTTTACCCTAGCAAGAGATGCTACAACCACTTCTAGTGGTCCAACATTCAAGGGGTATCAAGCAAAAGCAACTATCGCTACGCCACGCAACAGAGTTATTAAGTTCCCAGTATGGTGTTATGATGTTGAGACAGATAGATTTAATACTGTAGTTGGATATGAAGGGCGAGCCTTTGCTCGCATACAATTATTAGAAGAGATAGAAAAGACAGGCGATGTACTCACTTGGCAAGACCTTACAACTGGTGAGTCACGGCAAGCATTTATAGAGCAAGTTACATTCACCCGTATGACACCACCTGATAAGAGATTTGACGGTTTTGGTGGCATCATAGAGATAACCGTGAGAACAGTATAATGTTGTTAAAAGACTATCTAACCATAGCAGTTGCTATTATAGCAATCTTCTCAGCAATGGCTGGCGGTATCAGGTGGATGGTCAAACATTATCTAAACGAACTCAAGCCCAACGGTGGTAGTTCAATGAAGGACTCTTTAGAAAGACTAGAGAAAAGAATAGATAGTTTATTTGAATTAATTGCTAACAAATAGGAGAGTAATTGAAAGTATTACGTATTCCCGCCGTAATAATTTTAACTTTATCAGCAGCATTTTTCCCAGTACTTTTTACTGAGGATAGTTATGCCTCGTGTATTAATACACAACAAGCAGAAACAAACGCTACAACCAATCCACCAGTAGCACCCATTGAAGGTGAAACTGTTGTAGTAACTACCCAAGTTACTTGTGGTGGCGATGATGTCTCTTATCGTGTTGCTATACCATCAAGCATAGTTTTTGCTAGTGAAACTTATACAGCAGTTTATGCAACGACCAATTCAGTTATTACATTTGGTCGTCCTGATGGAACCTATTGGACTTATCCGTCAACCCCATCTATATCTATAGCCAGTCAAGATTGGGTAGCATACCCACCTCAACATCCTGATGAACACTTTATTATTAACACCAGTGCTTTGGGTTTTCAAATTGATTTAGCAGCAAGACCTTATGCTAATCAAAACATTGAAACTTTAACTACAATAATTACAACTGCCGTCATTAATGCTGATACAACTTTAAGCATTACTTATGTTGTAAACAATGTGCCAAGTGGAACACGAACTGGTGCTGTATTACCTAATGGCACTATTGTTACTTTAGAACAAGCAGGAGTAATTCAAGTTCAAGTTGCTCCACCACCACCTGGTGAAACACCAACGGCAGTAGTAGTTCCAGATACCCCGACTGTTACTCCGAGTCCAATTCCTTCTCCAAGTCCGTCCGAGAGTTCCACAGTAACTCCCTCCGATACGACCACTTCAACTTCACCCTCACCTCAGCCAACTCCAACTCCAACTGTTTCACCTTCTGAGAGTCCGACAGTACAAGCCTCTCCCGAACCCTCTCCAAGTCCAACTGTAGAGCCAACACCTTCGCCTTCTCCCACCCCAGTGCCGACTCCAGTTCCTTTACCTGCACCTGCAGTGGAACCGACCCCCACACCAACCCCAGCACCAGCCCCGTCACCAGTCCCAACCCAGCCCATAATTCCTCCAATTGTTATTCCTCCCCCACCTGCACCTGAACCTGTAGTGGTAATTGTTCCTGTTGCAATTCCTGACCCAGAACCTGTGATTGAGCCTGTTCCTGAGCCTGTTCCTGAGCCTGTTCCTGAGCCTGAGCCTGAGCCTGAGCCGCCTGTATTTGAAGAGTCATTATCTGAGCCTTCCATAGGGCAGCCCGTTCTTCCTGAAGAGCCACTACCGCTTGTGATAGAGCCACCTGTAGAGGTACAACCCATTGAGGAACCGCCTCCGATTGAAGAACCCCCTGCTTCTGAAGAGAATAATCCTCCAGATAATCCAATTGATTCAACAAGTCCTGAGACTGCTCCAGAACCAAACGATAATCCCACCGAAGAACCACCAGTTGAACCTCCTGTTGTAATAAATGAACCAGTGGTAGAAGATACACCTAAACCAGAACCATTACCTGAAACACCACCAGCAATTAAAGGTGTTGATTTAGTTCCTAATAGTCCTGAGCAATTACCAGTTGACATCCCAAAACCTGCACCAAAGGAAATATTAGTTCCTCACATTCAGGTAGACGTTGCTGGTATTGAAAATGGTGGCATTCAATTCTTTGGTACCCAATCACAACCTCAAGTAGTTCAAGAAGATGGAACCCTAACACCAGCCGCACCCCCTCCAGGGTCAGGCGAAGAGATACCACCAGAGGCTATAACTACTGAAGATACATTCATTGGTCAAGTAGGTGGTACCACATTCAACGCACCTGATATTGCGGTGCCTGTTGAATTAGTCCCAGTAGAAATTCCTGCAGCCCTTGATGCAATTCCAGGAGCAGGAGAAGCAGTACAGGCTATCAATGAAGCCTATGTTGCACTTGCAAATATCGGTAACGATATGTCCCCTATCACCCGTAAAAAAGCAAAGAAGATACTTGTAATCACCGCCTTACTAGGGCAAGTATCAGCATTTAGAAGGAGAATGTAATGAAACTTATTAGAGAAATAATGTCAGATTTAGCCCAACAAATATGGACCTTCGTAGGTTTATTCTCAGCCTGGTTAGTATTAACTGGCTCAGCAAAAACTGTAGTCGGTTATGCAATTATGATATCTACATTTATGTGGGTAACTACATTTAAATTACGTAACCCTAAGGGTAAAGATGGTAAGTAACATATGGAACATACTTGCACGGATAATTGCAGTCTTTGCGGCATCAGGTCTATCAGTGATAGGTGCGGGTGCAGTTGTGGGAATCTCAACAACGAAAGCAGTGATTCTTGCAGGGACTCTGGGTGTTGCAACTGTTGTTGAACGTTTAGCCAGAGGCTTTTTAGACGATGGTAAACTTACTGTGTCAGAAATCAACGAAGCCTTTAAAAAGGTAGATAAGAGAAACGATGACTGAGAAAAGCGCAAATGGGTGGATAGCAAGTAAAGACCCAAATGAAATTCATATCAAGCAATTCCTTGTAGCAGGAACAAATATAAAACTACGATGTAATCAAGTATGTGGTCCTGTGCTGGCTGCCTTTGCAGCAGAGTTCCACGAAAAAGTAGAACCTATTGATGAAGGTACCCTTGACGATTGGGGATACGCATACCGTCCCATCAGGGGGCAAACAGAAAACCTTTCCAACCATAGTTCGGGGTCTGCAATTGATATTAATGCAAGCCAGCACCCACTTGGAAAAGAAAATACTTTTAAACCTGAACAGATTAAAGTAATTCAAGAACTTATTAAGAAATATCATCTGGTCTGGGGAGGAAATTACAAGCACCGCAAGGATGATATGCATTTTGAAATCAATGGGACACCTGAAGAAGTCAAGGCTTTGGCAACAAAGTTAGGACTTAAGTAGGAAATGATGGACGAAGAGTTCCAGGAATCACACCCTTACATCTGTGAGTCGTGTGGTACTGTTGGAGCAAACCTATACAGGGGTTGGCTGTTCCTTTGCCTACCTTGTATGGAAAAACGAGAGGAATAATAAATGGCACAGTTCAAACAAGTAGCACTATCTTGGTTCCGCGCTGCGGCGGCTGCAGTAGTTGCGCTGTATATGACAGGTAATACTGACCCTAAGCAGTTGGCATCAGCAGCACTTGCTGGTATCGCAGGACCAGTACTTAAGTACCTAGATGTATCAGCAACAGAGTTTGGAAGAGGCTCAAAGTAGCCCTTTAAAGGGGTCTAGAAGCCCCGTAGAACAACGAAACCCCCCGACTTGGTAGAGATACCAGGAAGGGGGGTCTTTTGTTGTTTATTCTTGGCGTGTCGCGGATGATTGTTTTGGGATTGTCTGTGTATAATTGAATATATATATATATGATATATTAGATACGTTGGGCACGGGGTGGTTGAAGTGCCCGATATATTATACATATAAACAATAGAATTACATAGTCCTCTTGTGTTAGAGTACTCTCCTGTCCTCCGCAGGGGGACTATGTAACAATGTTTGATGGGAGATTAAATGATAAAACTTGATAATTATGAACTACCTGCTCACGTATCTTATTCAGCCTTTACTACATATCTAACCTGTGGGTATCAGTATTACTTAGGTAGATTACTTAAACTAGAAGAAGAACCATCCATCTGGTCTGCTGGAGGCAGGGCTTTCCATCACGCTGCAGAATTGTGGGACTTAGAAAATGAGTAATGAATTCTGGGATAAGGCTTGGGTTAAAGAAACTGAAGGATTAGATTTTGCCACTGCTCGCAGGGCAGGGCGTGTCACAATCGCCAATCCAAATAAAGAAGATGCTGCGTGGTGGAATGAAAAAGGTTCCCTATGGACAGACCAATATATCCAATGGCGTAAGGCTAATTCTAACTGGAAAATATGGCGCACCAATGAAGGTGCCAGAGCCATTGAACTAGAACTCAATCCCATCATTGCTGACGTGCCAGTGAAGATGGTGATTGATAGAATTTTTGAGGTTAACGGACAACTTGTGATTGTTGACCTTAAAACTTCTTCTCGCAGACCTACATCTGATTTACAACTTGGCTTTTACAAAGTTGGAGTTGAAATGATGTTAGGTGTTACCGTCAATCAAGGAAACTACTGGATGTCCAGAGAATCTGGGACAGGCGAAATGATTGACCTAAGTAGATATACTTTAGACACGCTTGAGTATTTCGTGTCTGGCTTTGATAAGGCTCGCAAGGCTGGTATATTTCTTCCTAACCTATCCAGTTGCAGTTTCTGTGGACTCACAGAACACTGCCAATTCACAAAGGAAAAATAAATGGCATCAGAAGACTATAAATTACAAGTATCTATCCGTACTGATAAAGCATCAAATGCAGATATGATTAACATACGCGCTAATTCCGCAGAAGAACTTAGCGTATTGCTTGAAGGTGTTGCAGACTTTGCACATCAGATTGCTGCTACTGCAAAGGCGGTATCTGGAGCGTATGTTGTACTCCCTTTAGCGACATCTACTTCAACAGTAGACACCGTGCAACAAACGTTCTCCGTTCCAGACCAGGCAAGGCTAGCGTCCCCTACTTGTATTCACGGGGCACGCCAACACCGAAGTGGAATCAGCAAAAAGAGTGGTCAGCCGTACGCAATGTGGGTTTGCCCAGAACCAATGGGCGCAACTCAATGTAAACCAAGTAATGGCTAAATAGCGTTGACGAGAGAGTTGTTGGTCATTGGGGAAGATGGCTAATAACTCTCTTGTCTTCTTAAGACAGGAGTTTTAATGAGAACCCTCACCCGCAGTATTGGCAGAGCAGACATTGGTGGAGAACCATTGCCCTCTGTGTTTAAATCTTTAGAAAGCAATAAGATTATATTTCGTAGAGCAGAAGTATCTATGCTCGCAGGGACTCCAGGTGTTGGTAAATCCACACTGGCTTTAGCATTAGCACTTAAGATGAAAGTTCCAACCCTTTATATATCAGCAGATACCAATGCCCACACTATGGCTATGCGTCTAGCATCAATGATTTCAGGTAAGAACCAAACCGATGTTGAGGAATTACTTCAATCAGATATTGGCTGGACTAAAGCAACCATTTCAAAGAGCAGTCATATAGTCTGGTCATTTGAATCTAGTCCTAGCCTTCAAGATATTGATGAGGAAGTTCAAGCCTTTGAAGAACTGTGGGGTTGTCCTCCCGTTGCTATCTTTGTAGATAACTTAATGGATATTGCTACCGATGGTGGCGAAGAGTTCTCTTCGATGAGGGCTATTATGAAAGAGTTAAAGTTTTTAGCACGTGCCACCAATGCTGCAGTTCTTGTTCTGCACCACACCAGCGAGGGCGTGATGGGCACACCTTGTCAGCCACGCTCTGCATTACAGGGCAAGGTCGCGCAATTACCAGCACTTATATGTACACTAGGTGTTGTGGGAACAGCAATGGCGGTAGCGCCAGTAAAGAACAGATACGGCAGGGCAGATGCCAATGCTAATTTATTAGCGTGGTTGGCTTTCAATCCTGAGTATATGTTTATGGACGACATTCCAGAGAACGCATAATGATAGTTACGTTAACGCAAGAGGAAGTACGTGTATGTACTATGCTTGCGACTGAACGTTGGCTTACTAAATTTGGTTCAATTGATAAACCAAATTATGCACAAGGTAAATTAGTTGGAAGATTAGAACACGAATTGTTAGCCAATATTAGAGCAAATATATCTGAATGGGCTACCGCAAAATGTTTTAATGAAACTTGGTCAGTTCCTTGGTATCCAAATGAACTACATCCAAGAAGAAAAGATTTACCAGATGTTGGACGAATAACAGAAGTTAGAACAGTAAGGACACGAGATGCAATTCCATTTTGGAATAAAGATTTAAACAAAGTTCTTGTTGGGACTAAAATTCTTGATGAGGAATACTATACTAAAGTAGAAGTATATGGTTCAATAGCACCAATGCAATATGCAAAACCTATTTATAGAGATGAAAACATAGATGGTTGGCGAGTTCCAGTTTCGGAATTTGGCGAGAGGGAGAGATAAGATGGAAGACGAATACGCACAATATGTAGCCACAATGCTGGCTAATAAAGATTATGCAGAACACTTAACTAAATGTATTCAAAAGATTGTTGATGCTAAACCACCAGCAAAAGATGACTACACTTCAGGTATATCAGATGGACTTGACTGGGCAGTACGCATTTTAGTTAAAGATAAGAGTGCTTATTAGTGGCTAGCGTTAAGTACAACAAGGTCAAGGGAGCCACCTTTGAAACCGATGTGATGAGATGGCTACGCAAGATGGGTGTAATAGCAGAGCGATTAACTAAGGCTGGGGCTAAAGACGAAGGCGACATTATGGCTATAGTCGCAGGTCAGACCTACATTCTAGAGTTAAAGAATCGCAAAGCATTAGACTTGCCGACCTTCTGGAAAGAAGCAAAGGTTGAAGCAGCCAACTATGCCAAGGCTAGAGAGTTAGAGTTGATACCGCTTGCTTATGTAATAGTTAAGCGGCGTAATGCTGGCATAGAACAAGCGTGGGTAATTCAAGACTTAGACCAATGGCTGAAGGAAAGAAATGACCAATGACCTACCGAGTATCAAAGACATTCTCGTACACTATGGAGCAGACGTACGAAGAACACACGGACAAGTTAATCTCAAGTGCCCATTCCATAGTGATACGCACCAAAGTGGTAGTGCCAACTTGGACGACAACATCTTCATCTGCTTTGCCTGTGGAGTACAAGGAAATAGTATTCAAATAATTTGTCTTCAAGAGAGGGTAGGTATTAATGAAGCAGTCCGTTTCGCAGAAGGAATTACTGGGGAAAGCAGCCGAGAGGTACGCGGGAAGCATCTCTCTGGCGGAAGATTACCTAAGAAGCAGGGGGATACCTTTAGAAGTAGCACGAGTGGCGCGATTAGGCGTAGTAGAACATCCTGAAGTTGGTCACGAATTATTTAGAGGGAGACTTTCAATACCTTACATAACTAAATCTGGTGTTGTTGACTTAAGATTTCGTTCACTTAACGCAGCAGTTGAACCAAAGTATATGGGTATGACTGGTGCCGAAACTAAAATGTATAATGTGTTAGATGTTGATAAAGCAGGGGACTCAATCTGTGTATGTGAAGGTGAGTTGGATACATTAACCATCTCATCTATGGTTGGTTGGGCTTGTGTTGGCGTGCCTGGTGCTAACTCTTGGAAGAAACATTACACAAGATTGCTTGCTGACTTTGAAAGAGTATTTGTTTTTGCCGATGGAGACCAAGCAGGTACTGACTTTGCTCGCTCTCTGGCAAGAGAACTACCAGTTACCATCATTCAGATGCCCGATGGGGAAGATGTTAACTCTGCCTTCGTAAAGCACGGAGCCAACTACATAAAAGTGATGTTTCAACATTGAACCTAGACGATGACGATAATTACTGTGATGAATGTGGCGAAGCATTTGAAGACCACTTTGATATGGTTGACCATTACATAGATGATGATGATGAGTTCAATCCGATGTTAGTTTTGCCCAATGGATATAAATTAATGCTTGGTTCTTTACTTAGATTTTTAAATGAACACGCCGACAATCCAGGACAAATCAGACAAATAACACAATCGGTATATGTTACCCTTTATGCGGCGAACAAAGGCTTAGATGTAGTAACCGAGATGGTTGAGGAAATGGTAGTCAATTCGGAGATGCTTCGATTTGATGACAGCCTTGAGAAGTTACTAACAGAGGATACATCCGATGAAGAATTTGGAGAATGAAGAGATATGGTTGATAGTGAATCATCTAAAGAATCAGGGCTTCGTAATTACTACAGTGAAGGTGAGAGGCAATCACTTAGAGTTGACGTTGAGCATATCCCTTCTTTCTCAACAACAGTAAGGGATATAACAGTTGAACTTGGAACATTGCTCATCAAAAAACATTCTGATTACGGCTCCAAAAACATTTCACAATCACCAGGTGGTGCTCTTAATGGATTGCGAGTTCGTATGTGGGACAAACTGGCTCGCATTAATAACCTTGTTGATAAACAAAGAGAACCACACTACGAAAGTCTTGAAGACTCCTTCGTTGATATGGCGAACTACGCCATTATCGGATTGATGGTTCTAAGAAAACAATGGGACAATGAATGAAAGAACAAGAACTCTTTGATTGGATAAAGGCGTATCATTTTAAAGACCTTGAACGTTCACCTAATGAGTACGATGGCTTTGATTGTATGACAAAAGAGTTTAAATTATTTATAGAACTTAAGTCACGAAATACGCATTACGATACGCTCCTACTTGAAAAGAAAAAGTATGACTTCTTGGTTGATACTGCCAAAGATTTAGGTATGTATGCGTGGTATATAAACTCTACTCCTGCTGGTATCTATGGCTTTGCTTTGCGCCCAGACTTAGAACTTAAGTGGGAAGAAAAATGGTTGCCATCTACCACAGAATTTGTTAATAAATCTAAGATGACTAAGACTGTTACGTTTCTTAAGGTAGAAGATGGAGTTAAACTATTGTGACTCTTGGCTGGGAACGCATTGAACCTTGGGATTATATTGTAGATAGTGTAGCCCTTGAATACTTTAAGATGTTTAAGACTGTTGAGATACAAGATATAAGGCAATCACTTTATGAATGGTTCCTTGAACATCCTAAAAAACTTGATGAGTGGGAAGCAATCGGTAATAAGGACGCAAAGAATTTAATCTATCGTTCCCTTCGCAATCAGGCTTTAGATTATTGTCAGAGATGGAAGGCTAAGTCTTTAGGTTATGACATATCTGATTTATATTATTACGAACCAGAAGTTGTTGAAGCCTTATTAACTCCTGTCTTAAGAAGTGAGATTGGTGTGACACATAGACTTAACTTAGGCAGAACTGGTCGCCCCTCGGCTCCTGCTGAAGGCGGAAACTTACAGGCTATGATGGTTGAGATTGATTATATTTATTGGAAGTTATCTAAAGATGATAGAAAGATTTTATTCTACCGTCACGCTGAGTCATTAGACTTTAAAGAGATAGCCAACCTAATGTTGTTGGGTTCAGATGACGCTGCTCGTATGCGCCACAAGAGAGCAATTAAAAGATTAGTTCGTAAACTTGGTGGCTTTAAACCTTATCAAGACTATGACTTACCAGACAAGGAAGAAGAAACCGTAGTAGAAGAAGACGATAACCCAGTATCCTGAGTCCACATATCTTCTTGCTCGGCTGGGTCTACCCAAGTCTCCGCCAAGTACTCGTCCATATCTGCTTGTTCTAAAACTGTAGGTTGATAACTCATTTGTTGTCCGTCCTGTAGAATCCGCTACCCTTAAACTGAATTGATGGCACATTGTAGATTCTATCAGAGTTGTTACCACAAACACAAGCAACTTCATCATCTCGTTCATCTTGTTCACGTCTTAAGACTGTAAGACTTAGGCATTTGTTACATCTATACTCGTAAGTTGGCATTAGAATTCAATCCCTATCCAAAAGAATAAGAAGTCAATATCAAAATGATATTTGTCTAGGCTAAAGCCCAACGCTATCCGCCTAAAACTACAGCCAAAAGTTAAATAGAATTTACCTAGTTTTATTTCTTTACCCATTTAATCTCTCCAGTCTATTTCGGTTGGTGCGGTAGCAAGTGCCCCACACATTTTACATTCTTGCTGTAAGTCATACCAACTCACAGTTCTATCTTCTTCGTCCCACATTACAACAACTTTCCACAT